TAGTGTTCAATTAGACCATCGGCATTTGTGTATTTAGTACCCATGTTACACTCCTACCGCTGTTTCGCAGACTACGAGATTTTCAGGACGATACAATTTCACGCCGTAACGTGCAGTTGTAACATATTCCTCGCGCTGGAAGTCTTTATTGAATTCAGAATCAACCTTTGGCATCTGTCGGAAAGCACCAACAAAAGGCAGTACGTCGCCAGCAGCAGAGAAGAACATATTCTGCGCTACAGCGGAAGTAGTACCAGCCGCAGTGTAGTTAGAAGTATATACGTCAAAGCCGTAGATATTCTTGACGAAGCGCATTCCAGTAGCAATACCAGAAGACACAACACCTTCCCACTGTGGGTTGTTACTCATATTGACAATGTTAGTCAGGGTGTTGAGAGTATACTCAACAGACGGATCAACAATTGCGACCAAGTTGGTCTGAGGGACATTAGATTTCTTCAAGGCCAACAGTGCAGTAGCAAAGTCAGCTACAGCAATCTGCTGGTCGCCACCTACAGCAGTACCTGTCGCGTCGAAGCGATGGTTACGACCATTGATAGCGTAGCCGGGAGTACCAACAGTACCAAGGCTAGATGCCAAGGCCATGATGGAAGTTTCCACAGATTCCTGAATAGCACGGTTCTGCTTAGGCACGAAAGAGCTGATAAGCCGATCCATGTAGAAACCATCCTGCTTATTCTGTTCAGTGATGTACGTACCTGAACTCTTATACTGGTCGATAGAGAACTGGAAGTTACCAGTGTCCATTGCGTCGTATACGACAGGTTCATTCTCACTATAATCACGAACAGTTGCCTGTCCAATTGAAGGAATGTTCAACGTATTTCCATCAGGGAAATCGGTGAGCCAATCCACGTATTTTGTAGCTTCCAGTTCGTCAATTAAGATGTCCTTCAGGTTCTGCGACCAGACGGACGAACGAATTAGATGACCACTGTTACCAGTAGTAAAACCACCCATAATTTATTCCTCTCTAATTATTAAAAAATTTAGCAGGGTCTGACATAGCTTCAGCCATCTGTGCTTTCTGAACATCAGCACTCAGGAACTTAGACTTGTCAGCCTTCAATACTTCCTGATACTTCTTCATGCCACTAGACGATGTATCGTTAATGGCCTGAGTGTTCACATTGCTCTGGGTTGTAGTTATGCTTTCCTCTACTTTCGTACCTGTAAAGAGAGCTTTGTAAGCACCGGGGCTCCTCACTGCCAGTCCCTTTAGTTCGTCCATAGACATCCCTAAAACTACTGCTTTGGCCTCAGCTGCTTCTACAGCCTTATCTCCAAAGTTAGTGGTCATAAATTCATTAACTGAATCCATATTGCCCTGAGCTGTATTCGCAGCTCTCTCTCCCTGTAACACGTTCTTAACAATCTCCGCAATATCGGGGGCTTCGGTAGAAGTGCCCTGATTCGCTGGGGGTGTATTAACGTTAGTGCCATCCGTCTTCATAGCCTCAAGTACATCGTTGATGGTCTTGCCTTCCGCGAGCTGTGCTTGCATGTTCGCATTCTCTTCCTCGATCTTAGCAATATGCGTATCCTTATGAGGGATTGCCGCTAACGCTGTGTTAGCATCTGCATACTGCTTGCCTTCGCCTATGAAATCAAACACTGGTTTGTCGCCTGTGTTTTCTGCTGGTGCTCCGCTGTTACTTGCGTTGCCATTATTAAATACATCTGTCATGTATTCTCCTTATATGTAATATATTTCTATTATAACATATTATAATAGTTTTGTCAAGCATTAAGGTAGTAGTTCTAGGATTTCCTTATATGCTTTCATACGTCCAATGTTCTTGGCTTGTCTGTAATCCCATCCAGATTTACTGAATGCTTCCTCTTTAGGGAACATTATAGCTTCAAGTCTCATTAGGATTTCATCCCTAATAACATCCGTTACTACGTGCGATGCATGGTAGGATTTCCTGAATGCATCCTTATCCTTGCTCCGCTGAACGAGGCAAGCCGGAATCTTATCATCAGGAGTGTGTACAAACTTAAAGCTCATCCTCAACGCCCCCTTCTCCTGCATCAATCTGTTGCTCAGTTCCGAGCTGCTCCTGAGCTGCTGATGCTAAACGCTGTGTCTCTAGCCCTTCACCAATAGCAATGTTAGGCTCAAAGATTCTGTACTGCTGTAGCCCTAACATCTCATCCATCAATCTCGCAATCTCCTTACCAGAAAAGTGGACGGCTACATCAGGTTTCTGTCCTACAGGGGAGCCGATGAAGGCATTTAAATCTTGTACAAGATTGGCCTGTGCTGCAAAATGACGGGCACCCTTTGGTATCAGCTTCCCACTAGACTTCAGATCGTCAGCACTGATATTCAGAAATTGTACAACAGTCGATCCGGGTTGTACCACACGTTCAAGGGTTGTTTCAGTAGGAGCATGTTCCCTAGCAAGGCGGTACATCTCATTGATGAGTGGCTCAAGGCCTGTCTCCTCAAGGTGTGCAGTTTTGGATTGGAAGATACGTCCAGCTGCATTCTCTAGCCGCTGCACTTCATACTTTGTCTTCTCACCGGGAGTACGCATACCCATAGCTTCTCTTGGAGCACCAGCAAATTCTTCCATAAGCTGCTCAAGTCGAGCAATCTGCATATCAGCATTCAGAGCTGTAGCATCAGGATGTAAGTAGGTTACATCACCCTCAGTACCAACAAAGATGTCATCGCCCGGATTGATACTCATCTCAGGTATGTCGCCCTTAATCACTTTCACAGGATGGGCTATCTGATCGAAGATGTCAGCCTTTAAATTCTCCAAGTGGTCGATGCGATACTGCATCCCTACTAGGTTGGCAAGTGGCCCCATTGCCATCAGATTATCAGGACGAGTTCTCCATCCAGTATGTACCTTGAATACAATACCGGGTTCCTTCCGTACAATGTGCGTACCATCAATGACGGTGATGATGTGGTCTTCGAGAAGCTCACCTGTCTCCACATTGTAAATCGTCCCCTCAAACTCAAGTATCTCTACTAGACCTGATGTTATATACTGTTCGTAGTTACCAAACCCATCGACAGCCATCCCATTGAACTTGACTCTATCCTTGGGTGTCATCTGAGTATACTTCATCCTACGCTCTTTCATATAGTTGATAATCTCAGCATTATACTTCAAGGATGGGTTATCCTTAGCCTCCTTCTCTAACTCACCCAAGTTCTTTAGAGTGCGAGTTATTGTAGGAGAGCTTTCAAAACTCTTGGCAGTGATGTCGAATACAACATCATATGGTGAACGACGAACTGCCTTCGGCCCACTGTACGTTATTACTGACTTACCATCAATCATCTTCTTCTCTGTCACATATATAGCTTCAGCAATAATATTACCATAGTCGATGTAATCGTAGACAAGCTGTGATACAGTAGTACGGAAACCAGAGGCTTCCAGCCTATTACGCATATAGCTTTGGATAATCATCTTAGCTTCAGTTGTTACACTATCTTTATCCTGTCCAACCCACTGTAACCAGTTGTCATTAGGGAATAAAGCAGCCATATAATTGGCATGCAAGTTATCCCTGATTTGTGTCAGCTTAGGGATTGTAGTGGAGTTCGACCATCCCAAGCTCCCTGTGGTTGTACTCCGTGTATCTGTAGCAAATAGAAAGTTGCGGGTTTCCTCCCACTCAGCCTCAATCGGGCCTCTCGCTGTCTTCCAGCGCGTCCACGTATCAACGATCTGCGATGCAAGGCTCTCCTTATTCAACCAACTCTCAATATCTAATGTGTCCGACATTGTAATCCTCCAAATCTACTCATTGATACTACATTACTTTCTGCATTCTCATACTGCCTATTACGTGATGGTGCTCTTGCAAAATCTACAGCTGCTGCTAATGCATCCTTCAGATCATCATGGGGAGGTCTACTCTGCCTTACCTCTTCCTCAAGGAGCTGACATAAGCCACCTCTATAATGCCATATCTTTCCGTTCTCATAACGAGGAGCGATGATCGCGTGTATTCTTTCTTCCTTGCTGCCCTGATAGCGAGGGTTGTATTCATCAATAGAGAAGTAGATGCCATCCTCACCCATGTACGTCTTAAACTGTTGTATGACAGCTCCTTGTCCAGCTGATATCTCACAGCGTAGCTTAGAGAAGTCCCAGCGTTTGTACATAGTCAATGCCCTATCGAACATCTCCCTATAACTCTTAGTCTTAAATCTTTCGATGTCTAGTACATAGAGGTTGTGCTCGGAGTCAATGCCAACGATAACGATAGCTGTAAAGTCGGCAGCCTTACTAATAGAGTATGCAAAGTCCATAGCTGCAACTACGTTCAGCCTCTTTTCACCCAAATACCAATGCCCATTCTTCATCTTGACATGCTCTTTGTTATAGTATTGCATCCAATCCAGTTTAACTGGGGCGTTCTCTGCATCATTAGGATCGTTATAATACTGTGCGAAGAACTGGCCCCTGTCTACATACTTGGCTCTTTTACGTGCTAAAGCTCTGGCATCAAAGCCAAAGTATTTCCCATCTGCTCTACGCATCTTAGGCCATAGATATGCACCACTTCCGTTTCTCTCTGGACTGTCCTCTACCACTCTTTCAAACACTTCATATACAGAGGTGGCTTCTAATAGCTCGCCCTCTTCATTGAATAGTTCTTCTTCAAGTTCGAGCATAGTATTATACAGATCACGTGCATCGTATCTTGTGC